GTTCAGAAATCTGTCGGGTTACAATTTTCTTTCCATAATTACCATCATCAAAGAATTCTGAACCCCAGTTTTCAAATGTTTTATGAGATATGTTCCGCACATCAAAACCTAAGATTGGTCAGATTCGAAATGAAAGACGAAGCATTTTGCACCCACTGTGGATCGCAGTTAAAACAAACCTTGTTTCCGGCGTCAATGCTTTTTGCTTGTGGTGTCTGCGAATCAACCGATTGTCTTTCTTTGCGTTCTGAGTATGAAAAAGATCCTCGTGATGAATGTTTAAGTTTGGTTCGTGTAGTTGGAGATAATCTTGAATGGACAGAAGTTTCTGATCAAGCGATTATCTCAACGATTTTTTATAAAAACTATGGTATAGTACCTTTATTTTGTTTAGATTTAAAGGGGAAAATGTGACAGCATCAAGTTATAATACCAGAAAAGAACCGTCTGAGGTTTTTTGTCAAAAGTGTGGAAATGATGTAACTATTAAATATGAAACAAATGGAAATAATTGTGGCTGCGGTCCATCTACTAATATTATTTCTTCGTGGGCTGCAAAAGGTGGCCACATGATTCATCTATCATGTTCATTGAACATACTTTTTATTGGTGAAAAAATTACGATTCAATCTTCGCCTTCTCGCACTTTATATTATGAATTGTAAGTAAAAGTGACGTTCTATTATTATGGATAATTGGGAAGAAAAGATGGATGCTATTATTGCATCTAAAAGAATACTAGATAAATTGAACGTGATTGATATTAGCTTTACTGGTGGCCAGCTTTTAGAGGTTTATGTTGCGATCTCTAAAGAAGAGCGATCTTCAGGTCTTCAATCTATACCTTATCTAGATGTAGATGGTATGATGTTTTTTTACGACAAACCATCCTTTAATCCTTTCACAATGAAAGATGTTGGATTTGATCTTGATATAGGATGGTATGATATCGGTGGTGTCTGCATTAAAAGAGGCACATATAACTCTGGATTAGATGCTCCTATCTTTTCTCCAAAACCTTATTCCTATGTTATTGAAACACTTGCAGGAAAACTTCCTGCTTCTAATTTGAAAGTTGCAAATGTCTAGACAGTTTGAAGATCTTCTTGACGAAGACGAATGTTGTTTAAATTGTGGTGAACTTGATTTTAAGCCTTCAAAGATCATGGGTCTTTGTATTACTTGTTTCAAAGATCCCAAAAACTCTCTTGAAATTGATGAGGGGAGCGAACAATTTGCCCGCTCCCCTCATAGGTGACTTAATTTAATTAATAATTCGGCCTATCGCTTCAATTGGCACCTTTAAATTCCTGTAGCGATTATCTACTATAGGTGATTTTTCAGGTTAACTTCTGCGTCAAGCATCTAAATATTTTTTAAGATATACCCTCTGGATCATCGAAGTCAAGAGAATTGTCGAGAACTGTATCTCCACGATATGTAATATTGATTGGCGGGATCAGCATTTCGATGCTCTCTTGAGCGGCCCGAAGCAGTGTGGCGGCAACCCAAGGAGAGCAATCTCCGAGATGAATTTCTGGAAGAACATTTGGATCGTTATCATATGTGATTGTGATGACGTGAATTCCAGTTCCTAGATCGTTCATTGACTCAACTGATTCATCACTCATAGCTGATCCCGTTCTTATCAACGGTTGATTGGTAAATCGAACCTGCATAGAAGGCACTTCCTTCTTCTATTAGAACGGGTTCGACAATAGCTTTTTGATCACCCTCTGACTGATACCAGACAACAAATATTCCCTGCTGCCATTTCTCGGTCTTTTTACCAGCTTGAGTTCCTGATGATGTGATTCCAGTTGATGAAGATGGAAGAACTCCATCTATTCTCGCTGTTGTTCCTGGTGAACCTGCAAAAATTGGTCTTGATGATGACCTTTCTCTAATTCTTGTATATACAAGTTCTTGCCTGTGTGTGTGACCAAAAATTGTGGAGACTCTTGAGTCTGCAAGATACTTGGCTGAAGTTGAACCTGGAGCACTTGAAGCTATATGTCCATGTTCAAATCTTAGATAGTCGTTAGCCCAATATTCACCATCAGGATATGATTCTATAGAAATTATATTATATTCATCAAACCTGCATAGATTTGCAATTGAAAGAACTGGCTCTCTTGAGTTGGCTTTGGAGATTCCGGATAAACCTGGAACCTTGTCTAAAATAGCTTTATTGATTCTATCATCATGATTTCCGCTAAGAACAACTATTTTAGCTTCTGGAGCTAGTCCACGCTGGATTGCTACCTCCGTGCCAAATCTATCAATTTCAAGTTGAGTATTAATTATGTAACCAGGAGCTGTTCTGTGTGAACTAAAAGCACTAAAATCATGATTATCTCCAAGAATAACAGTTAGATCAACCCCATAGGTTGCCTGTAGATAAGCTGTTATCTGATGAGCTACATCAAGAGCGCTTTCATCATGAGTTGTTGTTAGAACTCCGTCAACGTCCCTGTGATAGCCAATCTGGGGATCTGGTACTACCACGGCCAGATTCCATCCTGAGGGCTTAGAGAGCTTTTTAACGCCTCTGATAGAGATTTTAAAATCTCCAATAGAAGCCTTCTCTGGAAGGGGTGGAGTTGGAACTAGGTCAACATTCCAAGACGTTGACTCTTTTTCAACTTGGACATTTTGTCCATCAATTTTTTCCCATCCAGGAAACTTCTTTTTAGTGAAACCCATTTTCACTACAGAAGCAATTCCAGAATCTTCTATCTCCTGCAGAGTATCAGCAATTTCGGCAGCAGAAGCATCAGAAGATATTCTGATCTTTTCATTCCAAAATCTTTGACCATATCTTGCAATGGTTGATTCTTTAACCAGGGGCAGGGAGTTCTCCTCTAAGAATAAGAGAATTTCCTTAGCTCGTCCACCCGACCGCCAAATTGCTTCCATCTCAGATTTGGCTGGGTGGTCGGCAACCCCTTTGGGTTGATCAGGCATAAGAAACCTTTCGAGCGACTGTCGCAACAGTACTTTTAACGGTCGCTTTGTTATCTTATTGTTACAAAAATCTAAGTTATGGCGAGAATCTGAAGCATGTTCTATCCACAAGATCCGTCGCTTGAGGCGATATCTTCATTTCAGTGAGGCACAATAAATTACTTTATATTTTTTTGTTTTCGCAATTTATGTTTTTACGATTTAAGAAGCGCGGGTATCTTGGAATTTGCTTAGAAAACTGAAGAACATGTGGGATGCGCCCCAGATAGCGCCGCAGGGACTGAAGGTGGCCCAGACTCTTCCGGTGGGCAATCCGTCATCAATGCCGTCCCGAGCGAAAGGGTAGCGAACTGGTCAAGGAACGTCCGGGCAGTTCACCTAAGCAGCTTCCGAGTAGCAGCCTGATTCAGTGCGTGAGATTCGCATGTAGATGAAGCCACCGACCGTTGCAGTTTTCTGCTTTACCCAAACTGGGTGGGTGAGTTCTGTCCACTAACTGACAGTTAATTATTATTATTTTTTAATAACTGAAGATAGTATTTCTTTATGAAGAAAAATAAACAACAAGATTTAATAAAACTTTGGAATCAATATCATATTGATGGTTCTAATTTTGAAAATCTTGTTATAGCTTATACTGATTTAGTTCATAAGACTGCTTCTTCGATCTCCAAAAATCTGCCTAGTCATATCGACTTTGATGATCTTGTTTCAGATGGTTATATTGGATTAATGGATGCTATAAGAAAGTACGATTCTTCTTATGGTTTTAAGTTTGAAACTTATGCGTCTTTTAGAATTCGTGGAGAAATTTTAGATAAACTACGTCAGTTTGATTGGGCACCTAGATCTATTAGATCAAAGAATAGAGAGATTGATTCAGCTATTGAAAAGTTGTCCAGTGAGTTGGGACGAGAACCAACTGATGTGGAAATAGCTAATCTTCTTGGCTGGGAGATGGCTGAGGTTTCGAAGATTCAAGGCTACGGACAGTCTGCTTCAGTTTTTAATATTGATGATGCTGTGAATTCTCGTGGAGAGCTTTTTAAGCTTTCAGATATTCTTGCTGATAAAGATTATGACTTTGAAATTTTAGATGATGCTGATCTAAGTATGTTGAAGGATAAAATTCTTGATGCCTTCAAGCACCTATCTTCTCAGCAAAAAGCAGTATTTTTTCTTCATTATATTGAGGGTTTGTCTTTGAAGGAGATTGGGACAATGATGGAAGTTACGGAATCGCGTGTTTGCCAGATTCATACGGGGGCACTTGATTCGATCTGGAAATTTTGTGTTCCCAATTGGGATCTCTGACATATTCTGTCCCGAAAGAGAGGTCTCGGCTTCCCGCTAGCTCTCTTTTTAATTTTAAACAATTTGCCGTCAAAGATAGGTCTGCTGGGAGGCCGAATGTCTGAATATCTTTCTTTTCATCTGTCAGAATCCTTTATTGAAGAGTACCGTGACAAGCCTGTTGATTGGGGCTTCGATATTGGAGCTGGCAACACTTTAAGCGAGTTGACTTTTCTCACAAAGTATAGCCGCAAAAAAGAAGATGGAACAAAAGAAAAGTGGTACGAGGTGTGCCGTCGATGCATTGAGGGAATGTACTCAATTCTAAAAGATCATTGCGCTCATCAGAGAACTCCTTGGAATGAGTTCAAGGCGCAGAAAGCTGCCCAAGATGCATTCGATAGAATGTTTCATTTCAAGTGGACGCCGCCCGGTCGTGGCATGTGGGCGATGGGGACAGAGTATGTTCATCTCAATCAATCCAATTCTAGTTTAAATAACTGCGCATTTATATCTACAGAGAAGCTTTCTACTCATTCAGCCTATGAGGCAACGATGCCTTTTGCTCGTTTGATGGAAATGTCAATGAATGGTGTTGGCGTAGGCTTTGACACCAAGGGTGCTGGAAAGCTAACTATCTGGGAGCCGGTCGGTGATCCAGTTATTTTTGTTGTTCCAGATACTCGTGAGGGCTGGTCGGAGTCAGTAGCTGTTCAGCTTGAATCTTTCTTTTTCAAGAACCGTCAACCTATTCAATTTGATTACTCTCAGGTTCGTCCATCTGGGGCCCCTTTGAAGTCGTTCGGTGGAACCGCTTCTGGTCCTGGCCCACTAATGGACGTTCACGAATCAATCGCAAAGCAGTTTTCTGGTCGTCACGGTGAAAAAATTACAAGCCGTGACATTGTGGACATTATGAACAAGCTTGGTAAGGCGGTTGTTGCTGGAGGGGCTAGAAGATCTGCTTTGATTGCTCTTGGTGAATCAGAGGATGACGATTATGTCAACCTAAAAAACTGGGAGCTTCCTGAAAATGCTGAGAGAACTGGTCCAGATGGCTGGGCTTGGACGAGCAATAACTCTGTTTTGGTTAACTCTGGTGACAGTTTAGATCATCTTGTTGACAAGATTGCTATTAATGGTGAACCTGGCGTCATTTGGCTTGATATGATGCGCCGTTTTGGCCGCATGGCTGATGCTGAGAATAGCCGTGATTATCGTGTTAGTGGATGCAATCCATGTGTTACCGCTGACACTTGGACTCTCACTTCCTCTGGTCCGGAGCGAGTGGCTGATCTAATAGGCATTCCGCATACTGCAATTGTAAACGGAAAGAGGTATGAAGCTTCCGGTTTCTGGCATACGGGAGACAAGCCCGTTTTTCGTGTAACGTTTGCTGATGGCCGTGAGCTTCGATTGACAGACAATCATCAACTTCAGATGAGCAGTGGTCAGTGGGTTGAGGTGAAGGATCTTCAGCCGGGTGACCGTATTCGTGTTCATAATCATACTGGCAATGAATGGATTGGATTCGGAACCTTTGACGAGGGATACCTTCTTGGTCATCTCATTGGTGATGGAACTTTTGATTCCGATGGCAAGCCCTTCTTGGCTACATGGGAAGAGGATACTGGTTCAGATGTAGTTTCTGATTACATCTTCCACATTCTTGATAATATGGGTCATCGATCAGATTGGAGTGGGTGGTTTAAGTCGGGTAATCAAAGACGTATTTCAACAGCCTCTTTGCGTGACTTTGTTGCTAAGTACGGGGTTGTTCGTGGCAACAAGACTGTTACGCCGGAAATTGAGCGCGCAAGTTCAGACCTTAGCCGAGGCGTCCTTTCTGGACTATTTGATACCGACGGTTCAGTTCAGGGAACTCAGCTTAAGGGTGTATCTATTAGGCTTACAAACACCGATCGCCCCTTACTTGCTGCTGCTCAGAGAATGCTGGCTCGTTTAGGGATTAACAGTACGATTTACTATCGTCGTGATGAGTCTATAAGAATGATGCCAGATGGTCATGGTGGTCTGAAAGAGTTTTCTTGCAAGCCACAGTGGGAGCTTGTAATTTCTAAGGCGAATCTTTCCATTTTTGCCGATGTTATTGGGTTTCAAAATCCTATTAAGCAGCAAAAGTTGATTGATGCACTCTCAAACTATAAGAGAGCCTTGAATATCGAATCTTGGGAAAGTGAAATCGTGGAGATTTCTTCTGATGGGGTTGAACCTGTATACGATGTGACTGTTGATACCGTTCACGCCTTTGATGCCAATGGTTTAATGGCACATAATTGTGCCGAGATTTCTTTGGAGTCTCATGAGTTCTGCTGTCTAGTAGAGCTTTACCCATCGAAGCATGATTCTTTTGCAGACTTTAAAAAGTCTGTTAAGCACGCATATATGTATGCGAAGGCAGTTACTTTGATGCCTTCAACTTGGGCTGAGACTAACGAGGTTATTACAAGAAATCGACGTATCGGTATTTCTATGACTGGGATTGTGGACTTTATTGAGTCTAAGGGTTGGTCGGAGATGCAGTTATGGATGGATGAGGGATATCAGTATCTGAATTTCGTTGACACCAAGTACAGCGAATGGCTTGGTGTAAGAAACTCTGTAAAACTTACGACAGTTAAGCCCGCTGGAACAACTTCCATTATTGCGGGAACAACTTCTGGTGTACATTGGCCCACAACTTCAGGCTACTATATTAGAAGGATTAGATTTCATAAAACCGATCCGTTGGTTCCAATTCTTAAGAAGGCTGGATACCATATCGAGGATGATATAATGGATTCAAAGTCTACTGTTGTTGCCTCATTTCCAACAAGGGGTTTAGATGTTAGATCCGAGCTTGATGTTTCTATTTGGGAGAAGGCTTCTTTAGCGGCTATGGCTCAGAGATATTGGGCGGATAATATGGTTTCGGTAACTGTATCTTTTAAGGATTCCGAAAAGGATCAGATTTCTCCGCTTTTAAGATCACTTCAGGGTCAAGTTAAAAGTCTTTCTTTCCTTCCCATCAGTGAAGAGGGGACAACTTACGCTCAAGCCCCATATGAACCCATTGACCAAGCTGAGGCTATCAAGATGATGAAGAGGATCAAGCCTCTTGATCTTGACGCTCTTTACACTAAGGCCGATGATGGTTCTGGTGAAAAGTTCTGCACGACAGATTCATGTGAGATTGATTTAGGTTAATGCACAATAGAGAAGATCTATATAGATTTCTTTGGAACAATAGAAACAATAAAAATGTTGTTGCCCTATCCCAGGGCGAGGTTGCTAAAGAGTTTGGCATCTCTTATCAGAGACTTTCTATTGTAATGAAAGAGTTTCAAGAAATTGGTCTAGTTGTAAAACAGAAGCATGAGTTCTTGTTGAGGTATCCCCCAGATAAGATTCCTTGGGGGGAAACTTTTGATAAGTTCAGGTCAAATTATATTTCCACTAAAAATAGGAGAAAAGATGAAAAATCAGATTGCGGCTCTTCTTGAAAAGACTGTAACAACTTATATTGAGGCTTTCGTTGCGCTGCTTGCAGCCTCTTCAACTATCGATATTTCTGTTGCCCAGAGTGCTGCTATTGCAGCTATCCCTGCAGCTTTAACAGTTGTTGCTAATGGAGTTTCTTCAACTTCGCTGAATCTTTCATTCTATGGAGATCTTGTTTTTAGAACAATCAGAACCTATGTTGTTTCTTTCTTAGGTCTTCTAGTTGCTGCTCCTGTTTTTGATTTTTCCGTTGGGGCTTTGCAGGCTGCCGCAATTGGAGCGATCCCTGCCGCTCTAGCTGTTGTTAAGGGAATCCTTGCGGGTCGGGTTGGTAATAAGAATACTCCAGCTTTTCTTCCATTAAATTTGGATGGCGATCCTGGCATGACCACTAGTCCAACTGTTTTTGATTGGGAATCAATCGATACATCTAGCGATCAGGACTAAAGTGCCCAACTTCCATATTGAAGATTTTGATATAAATGTCTCTTATGATGCCATCTCTCCAACAATGCTTTGGGAGGCAAGGTTTCAGGAGTTTAAACGTGTTCAGGAATCCCATCAAACTTACGACGCTATGACTGATGATCAACGTGAAGCTCTTATAGAAAGAGTGAGAAGAGCTACAGCTATCATGTATGATACTGCTGAAGAATGGGTTCCAGATTCTTTGTCGATTCATGATGATGGAGCTTGTATAAGACTAGAATTCAATTTGGTTTTTACTAACATTGATGTTGATGTTGATAATAAGCATAAAGCGACCACGTTTAAGCTTCGTGAGATGAGAGAAGAAATAGAGAAGTTGATCAACGAGGTTGACGATGAAGCCTAGTACCGCAAAAAAGAAGGGTGCTGACACAGAGATACTTTATGTTGATTATCTCAAACAAAATGGTGTTCCAAACGCTGAACGTAGACACTTGAATGGGGTTTACGATAAAGGCGATATTGCTGGATGGAATGCCCATGATGGCTCTTGGAATGTTGTTGTTGAGGTTAAAAGTGGAGCCTCACTAAAGATTCAGCAGTGGCTTAGAGAGCTTGACGTTGAAATTGTTAATGCTGGGGCCGCAACTGGACATATAGTTGTTAGACCTAAAGGCAAACCAAATCCTGAGGACTGGTTTGTCGTGATGCCTGTTCCCGAGTTCATGGACTTAATGAAAGAAGCTGGATATGTTTGATGTTCTTGGATGGGTTGGAGCGGCTCTTATTCTTGCTGCATATTTTCAGGCATCTAGAAATGTTTGGCCAGCTCACCGTTCTTTGAATGCTTCAGTTAATCTTGTTGGCGCAGCTCTTTTAGCTAGCAATGCTTTACATCGTGGAGCTTTCCCAAACTTTGGATTAGAGATTATTTTTTGTTTAATAGCTATTAGGGTTATTTATTTGGATAAAAAATGAACATTGTTGTTGGCTGCCCATTTTCTGACAGATTGTGGATATTCGATCGCTGGATGAGTCATATTCAGCAGGCTTTTTCCGGTCTTGGTCATAATGTTTCTTTTGTTTTTGTTGGCAATCAAAAAGATTTAGCTTTTTTTGAGAATGCTGAGAATACTGTTTTAGTTGAGTTCTCGGAGCCAGAAAGACTAGATGTTCGAAGATGGAATCATCAGCGATATGAGCATATGGTTCTTTTAAGAAACGAGCTTTTGGGGGCTGTTCGTAAACTCGGTCCAGATCTTTTTTTGAGCTTAGATTCGGATATTCTTCTTGCCCCAAATGCAATTCAATCTGCTATTGAGGCACTTTCATTACACCCGAATGTTTGGGCGGTTGGACTGAAGTGTTTCATGACACCAACATCAGTTTCTCATCCAAGCATGGGTATATGGGTCGATAACTCCCATGTGCGTTTCAGAAGAAATGATGTTTCAGATATTGCTACGGTTGATATTATTATGGCAGCTAAGCTAATGAAACCTGAAGCATATAATGTCGATTATTCTTTCCATAGAAATGGTGAGGACCTTGGCTGGTCTTTGAATGTTAAACTAGCTGGCGGTTCTTTCATTTGGGATGGTAGGGTCACAAACAAACATGTAATGTCTCCAAAGTTTCTTGACGTTGTGGACAGGAGGGCAGGATTTTGAGTATTCAACTTGTTGTTGTCAACTATAGAACTTATGACCTTCTTCAAGATTTCGTTGATTCATATATTCAGTATATGCCTTCAACAGAATCGGCGCTAACTATTATAGACGTTGATTCCACAGATGATTTTGACTTCTTGCGATTGCCGGATGGAATTCATTCTGTTAGAACAGACTGGAATCTTGGCTATGCTTTATCCTGTAATTATGGCGCATACATGTCTGATTCTGATCATCTTGCATTCTTTAACGCTGATACAAAATTTAACAATAGTTATTGCGTAGATTATTGCGTTAATTTTCTTGATGAAAATGAAAGTGTTGGAATCGTTGGCCCCCTTCAGTATGATTTAAGCAATAAGGTTACTCATGCTGGAATTTTTGGATCCCTGGATAAACCAAGACATAATGCTTGGAGATCCAATGATTTAGCTTCAGCTCGTTTTAATCGTCAAGCTGTGACTGTTTCAGGTTCTGCCTTCTTTATAAAAAGAAGTGTTTGGGCTGAATTAACTAACTGCGAAATTTATAGAAACCATTTCCCTGATGTTATTGGCGCTTTTTTACCGACGCAGCATTACTATGAAGAGACTGGTTGCGCTTATCATGCTCAAGCTCATGGCTATGAAGTTTGGTATACTGGTGAAGCTGAGATGATTCATCATTGGCATAAGTCTTCTCCTGTTGGCTCTTCTGTGGATTCTAAGATGCTGGAAGCTAAGAAGATTTTTGTTGATTTTTGTGAAGTTCATGGAATAGATCATGACTAACATTTTTGGTCTTATGGTTGTGAGGAATGAGGCTCACAGATATTTAGAGTCAATGTTGAAGCATGTTTCATGGTATCTTGATGGTATTATGATTGTCGATGATCAGTCCACTGATGAGACTGCGGCAATTGCTTCAGAGTATGGGCATGTTGAGATTAGACCGGATGACGTTCCTTCATTTCTTGAGAATGAATCAGCGTTTCGTGAGTTTTCATGGCTCCAGCTTGAGAAGAATTTTCATCCAACGCAACATGATTGGATTCTTTCTATTGACGCAGATGAGTTCATTATTGCAGATCATCCTAGAGACGATCTTTTAGACTTGACAGAACTTGCTGATATTGGAGTCAATATTAGAATTCCTGAGCTTTGGAGTCTTGATCCTCCCCAGATAAGGGTTGATGGATTTTGGAATAAGAATATGTCTCCAAGATTTTTTAGATATATTCCTGGCGGGTGTTTTTCTGGCAAAAGAATGGGTTGCCCTCCTTATCCAACCTATGTCAAGCCTGGTGCAGTTTCTGAAAATCTTGAAATTCTGCATGTTGGATATGCCTGTTCGGATGATGTTCAGGTAAAGTATTCTCGCTATTCTTTGATCAAAGAGGGCCACAGTTCGGCCCACATAAATTCTATTATTTCAACTCCTAAACTTATAAACTATAATAAACCAAGTCCAGATATATTTAGGGGCGTTAATGTTTAATAACGTAACCGTTGTGACTGGAACATTTGGTGATGAATCTTGGATTGATTTAGTAAAAGCTAGGGCGGCTAAATCTGTTTCTAATCAAAGTTGTGTTCCAGAGTATGTGCATATTCATGCTGATAATTTAGCTGATGCCCGAAACCAGGGTGCTCTTCAAGCGTCTAAAGATTTTTTATGCTTTCTTGATGCAGACGATTTTTTAGATGTGAATTATATTGAGAATATGAATGCTGCTATTAGCCAATCAGCTGATGGTTTTAATACGCTTTTTCAGCCAGCAACTAAGACCTTTCAGTCGATTGAGAAGCCGGTTCTTATTCCTCAGAAGCCCTTACTCAGTTCAAATTTCTTGATAATAGGAACTATTGTTAGTAAAGAAATGTTTTTGAATGTTGGCGGGTTTGATTCAAGTTTATCTGCCCTTGAGGATTGGGACTTGTGGATCAGGTGTGTGATCAATGGATGTTCCGTGACTTCTGTAAGTTCTGCAATATATGAAATATCGCATAATGAAAATTCTAGAAACACGAACAGCAATAATGTGTACTCAAAAATAAGATCAAAATATCTGCAAAATAAAAAAGCTAGCAGTTTACTATGATATCTTTTCTTATACCCTGGAATTCTGGCGATTCTTATAGAGAACAATCTTTCGAATATCTTTTCAATTTTCTGTTAAAGGAATTTCCTGAATCAGAAATTTGTGTTGGCGAAGACGACTCTGAGGTATTCAATCGATCTAAAGCTAGAAATAATGCTTTTGAAATATCTACTAATAATATAATTTGTATAATTGACGCTGATACAATTATTCCGCCTGAATCAGTTTTTGACGGAATAAATATTTGTACAAAAAACAGTACTTGGGTTATTCCATATTATAACTACTTTAACTTGACTCGTGAGTATAGTCAAAGATTCATGATGAGTGATTCTCTTCCATTGGAGGATGAGCTTGAATTTGACTTCAAAATTCTATCTTGGGCTGGTGCTTTGATTTTAGATAGAGAAATGTATGATAAAGTTGGTGGTTACGATGAAAGATTTGAAGGTTGGGGATGGGAAGATGTAGCGTTTAGAGTGGCGCTTGATAATAAAATTGGAAGACATTTAAGATGTGGTTCTTATGTGGCTCATCTTTGGCATCCTAGAAATGATGCTGATTTTGGAACAGAAGATGAGTTAAAAAATCGAAAGCTCTTTGACAAAGAGTATAGAAAAAAATATGGTTGGCGTGATGAAAGAGTATAGTTATAAAAATCTTGAACATGCTGGAAGACTTGGAAATCAACTGTTTCAGATAGCTTGGACTTATGGACAGGCTATAAAAAATGAAGCAATTCCGACAGTTCTTCCGTCTTGGGAGTATCGAAAGTTTTTTTCGATTCCAGATTCACTTTATCTTCATGCTGGAGAAAACTCTATTGATGGTGGCGCAGATTATTACCAGGAACTCAGATATTGGGATTTCTGTTCTGACGATATTTGGAATTTTTTTCAACCCTCAAAAATTGCTGAGTCTATGTTAAACACATATGTAGAACCGCACAAGAATAACATGTCTACTATTGGCTGTTCTGTGCATCATAGACTTGGAGATTATTTGAAGTACCCAAATCACTTTCCAATTCCGTCACAAAATTATTATCTTAATGCTATAAGTAGAGTTTTAGAAGAAAACTCTAGTACAATTTTTTACATATTTTCAGACAATATACCTAAGATAAAAGAATTCTATAATTCTCATAGATTTACTATTGATTTATCTGAATCTAATCAGATCGTTTTCTTTGAAGGTACTCCAAGGCCAGTTGAGGTTTCTGATAGGAAGGGAGATCCATCAGATTGGCTTGATCTTTTTTCTATGTCTATATGTCATAATCATATTATAGCTAATTCAACTTTTTCATGGTGGGCAGCTTTTCTTTCAAAAACAAGAACGGCAATGTATCCATCCGTTTGGTTTGGTCAAGATCCTGCTGTCCGACATATACCTTGGCAAAGAATGATTCCAGCAGATTGGATTAAAGTAAATGCTTGTTAATTGGAACGATATAAATCGCTATATAAATAGTGAAATTTCTGGCGTTCTTCACGTTGGCGGACATTTAGCTGAGGAACTTTCTATATATGACGCTGCTGGCATTAATTATGTTATTTGGGTAGAGGCAGACGAGGAAAGATCAGTTAAGATAAAGAATCTTGTTCCAGACTTTCATGATGTTGTTTGTGCTGTCGTTGGAGATGTTGATGGGGCTGATGTAGTTTTTCATGAGGCCAATAATGGTCAATCAAGCTCAATACTTGATTTTGGCACTCATGTTGTTGAGCATCCTGAAGTTTTTTATATTTCTGAAACAAAAAAAACTATGAGAAGATTGGATGCGCTTGCGGAAGAGTTTGATTTTAAGAAGTTTAATTTTTTGAATCTAGATATTCAAGGGGCAGAGCTTTTAGCTCTTAAGGGAATGGGTAATCTATTAGATAATGTAACTTACATCTATACTGAGATTAATGAAAAATCTTTATATGATGGTTGCTGCCTTATCCCTGATTTAGATGAATACCTCAGTGACTTTCAAAGAGTTATAACAGAAATGACTCCGTTCGGATGGGGAGATGCTCTTTATGTTAGAGTTTGATGAGGATAGCGGACTTTGGTTCCGTCCAGACACTTCTGATAGATTTGTTTTGAATGAAATTTTTATTGCTGACGTTTATGATCTTTCCAGATTTAACAATCTTTCCTGCGTAATTGATCTAGGTGGAAATATTGGAGCTTTTTCTTACAGGGTAGCTTCTTTGTTTCCAAACTGTGTTATTACAGCTCTTGAACCAGAGCCAGATAATTTCTCTGTCTTAAAAGAAAATTGTTTTAATATTGAAAATATTAATCTTATCAATAAGGCCGTTTGGTCACACTCTGATGGTGTTGAAATAGTGCCAGATTATGGAGGCAGTTCTGTCTGGGAAAACTCAAAATCGCCTGATTCGATCTTTGTTGAATCTATTGCTTTTGATGAGCTTTTAGAAAAGTTTGATCATGTTGATCTTATGAAAACTGATATTGAGGGAGCCGAGGTGGAGGCATTTCTTAGCGCTTCTCCAGATTCTTTAATGAAGATAGATAATATTGTTGGAGAGTTTCATGGATATGATTCTAGGTGGGGAGATTGGGTTAGATATCTTGGAGGGTTTTTTGAGTTGAATATTATCCCACATCAGTATCCTCATCATATCTATGGGGGAATGTTTTTTGGAGTTAAAAGAGAATTCATATGAACTATAAAATAGTTGTTGCTGCATATAAATGTCCTGAATTAATTGGAGACTGTCTTCAGTCAATTGTTGATCAGACATATGAGAATATTGATGTCTTTATAGTTGATGATGATAGCGAACCAGGGCAATGGGAAATAATTTCTAGATTTGTTGAGTCTAATGGTTGGCACGCTCAGGCAATGTCTAAAAGAATGGGAGCCATGCATAATCAAGTTTATGCGATAAATAAGATTTGTAATGATCCAGATGATATTATAGTTTTTCTTGATGGCGATGATAAACTAAATGGATCAAACGCTATTTCAATCCTTAATTCTTATTACGAGTCAGATTCTAAAATAGATCTATCTTATGGATCCTATCTTTCTGTACCGTATTCTTCTACATGCTCTCAGGCAAAACCATATCCAGACGATGTAGTAAAAAATAGGTCTTATAGAAGATTTGCTTCTACTGGTGGATTATTTTTCAACCATTTAAGAACATTTAAGTATAAGCTTTTTCTACAGATGGATCCAGATATTGATTTTAAAGATGGTCAAGGAAATTGGTTTATGACATGTACAGATACGGCGATGATGATTCCAGCTCTTGAACTTGCAGAAAAACATGTCTTCATCGAAGATATCCTATATTTATACACTAGCAATAATCCAATTTCTGACTGGAGAACTTCATCCAATTTGATAGATCAAAATCACAACTATATCTTAAACTTTTTAAAGCCTAAGGTAAAAAATGGTTAATGAACCTGCATTCTATGATCTACTACTTTCTATTAAGGGCGATAGGAATCTTTTTGTTGAGACCGGAACTGCTGTTGGATCAACTTCCGAGTGGGCTTCTAAAAATTTTGAGAAGGTTATAACTATAGAATATATGGATGATCTTTATAGATCTTGTATTGAAAAGTTTTGGAATATTAATAATATAAAATTAATTCATGGAGATTCATCAAAATGGATTGATCTTATTGTTCATAATGTTACCGAGGATGCTGTCTGGTTTTTGGACGCTCATAATGTAAACAGGGAGGATGGAATAATTCCTCCTCAAGAAACTCCTATTATTGATGAGATTATTGGGATATTTAAATCTGTTTATAGCCATCTTGTTATTGTTGATGATTTAAGACTTTTTGGTTCTGAGTATGGCTATCCCCATCTTGAAGAAATTATTAATTTAGGCTCTCAGTATCTTTTTGACATTGAAATTATTGAAGAAAAAGATGTTTTTATTGCAAGGAGAGTTTGATGAATGTCTGCGTCGCAGGAGCTGGCGGATTTATAGGCGGTCATTTAGTTAAAAGATTATTAGATCATGGATTTAATGTCGTGGCGGCAGATATTAAGCCATCTACTCAATGGTATCAGATTCATGAAAAGGCAAACAATCTTTTTAATTTAGATCTTGGATTATTAGATAATTGTTTGTTAGCAACTGATAAATGTGATCAAGTTTATAATCTTGCCGCAGATATGGGCGGTATGGGATTTATTGCAACCCATCGTGTGAATTGCATGGAGTCAGCTTTAGTGACTATCAACATGCTTAAAGCGGCCTCAAACAATGGCTGTCAAACTTTCTTCTACGCCTCTTCAGCATGTGTTTACAATGACGCTCTTCAGCAAGACGAGGACGTTTCTCTTAGAGAATCAGATGCTTGGCCTGCGGATCCAGAGCCTGGTTATGGCATGGAGAAGCTCTTTGGAGAAGAGATAGCAAAATTTTATAGAGAAGAAAAATCTTTAAAAACTGTAATTGCAAGATTTCATAATATTTTTGGTCCTTACGGGACTTTTGATGGAGGAAGAGAGAAGGCTCCTGCAGCTATTTGTAGAAAGGTTGCCCAAGCGGTTATTACTGGAAACAAGTCTATAGAGATTTGGGGAGATGGTAATCAGACTCGTTCCTTTCTTTATGTTGATGAATGTTTGGATGGTATTGAAAGAATGGTTTTAGCGGATGTTGCAAATCCTTTAAATTTGGGCAGCAGCGAACTTGTTTCAATTAATCAGTTGGTGTCTTTAGTTGAAGATATTGCAGAGATTAAACTTGATAGAACTTATAATCTTGATGCGCCTCAAGGTGTTAGAGGCAGGAATAGTAATAATGACTTGATTGAGTCAATGTTGGCTTGGAAACCTACTGAAAAACTCTCTACAGGCTTGGAGAAGACTTATGCATGGATCTTCGATCAAGTTGTGTCCCTTAATTCTGGGACAGTTTGACCGTAGGATTTAATCATGTCTGATGATTTCGATTTTGATATTAGTCAAATAATTGATGATGCCGATGACGATGCAGTTGTCGGTGTTGAGGTTACGACACCTTCTGGGGCGACAATCATTGTCATGAATCAACCTGAGGCAGATTACTATGATCAGGTACACAAAAGATATCTACAAGATAATAAGTTTAAAAACGTTTCTGATATTTTAGAGCTTGATAGAATTCTTGTGATGGAATTGATGTGCTATCGTTGGGGTATATGGATTCTTGCTGAAGAAGATTATTTTGGAAGAAAGATTAATCCGACAGAAGTTCAGAAATCCATTGAAACATATTCAAGAGAAATTCGTGGTATTAAAAAAGATCTTGGCATAGATAAAAGTACGAGAGATAAAGACAAAGGTGATTCTGTTGCTGAGTATATACAGATGCTTGGTATTCGCGCTAAAGAATTTGGTGTAACCAGAAACAAGCAGGCTGCTAAGGCAATAGAAATTTTGATGGAAACTAGAGCTTTAATTACTTTATATGAAAATTCAAGTGATTCTGAAAGAAAGGAATTTAAAGCTAATTTTGAAGATATTATTGACTGGTTAAAGTCAAAGTTTTCCGAGTTTGAAGAAATAGATGCAGCTCTGAGAAAAAATCAGGCAACTTGGATTCGTGATATCTAATGCCTAAAAAGGATAACTGGTCTAAAAAATACCATCAGATTCAAAAGTCGTATCCAAATCTCAAGTCGGCCATGCTTACTGATGGAATGGTTGACGAGGAAATTTTCATTAAGATTATTGGAGATGTTCTTAAGTCTGAAAGAACTGTTTCAACTCCAGGAAAAAGACCTGGGCTTTCAAGAGCTGATGGCATTGAAAGATTAAATAAGATTCTTGAAAGAGATTTTTCCGATCAAGAGTTTGCGGCAGCTTTCAGAAACTTAACGAATGGAAGATCGGTAAGATCAATACATGCTAAAACTGGGTTAAGTAAGTCGCATGTTCAAAGACTATTAACTGGTGTTGATCATCCTTCGATTGAAACTTTGGAAAAGGTTGCTGCTGCTTTCAAAAAACATCCTGCATATTTTTTAGAATATAGAATTTTTAAAGTTATGGAACATTTGAATGTTTTTCTGATAGATAATCCTGAGACTGCCACAACTTGGTATAAGAAAATTTGGGGATAGTATGGGTGTCTATGAAAATCTTTCTGAAGAAGAGTGTTACCTGTGGTCAGTGTTGCAGGATGAATCAGGTTTAGATCTTGCCGAATTTTCGTATCTTGACGAAACTCAGCACGACAATGTTTTTAGGGCTTGGCCTGTTCAGTGGTTTTGGTGGAGATGTGATGACCAGAAACAGATTGATAGAGGAAGTCGATCTGTTGGTAAGTCGCTTTCAATCAAATTTAGGGCTTTCGCTTTTCCGTTTGTGTGCCCTGGCGAGGAAATGGTCATCACTGCTCCAGAGGGAATTCATCTTGATGCAGTTACCGATAATATTGAAAGCCTTTACACGAACAATCGTTTAGCTAGAGAAATGATTGCTAAGGGTAGGGGAGGGATTAAGCATCGCCCTTTCATGATCAACTTTGTTAATGGTGGAAGAATCATTGGGCGAATACCTCAAAGAGACGGTAAGGGACTTAAGGGAACGCACCCAATTTGGCTTGAGCAGGATGAGGCAAGCGATTTTCCTGAGCAGGCTTGGTCTGAGATTATTGAAACAGTAAAAATTCAGAATCCTAAAGCTCGTTGGCGGGCTCACGGTGTAACTCGTGGTGTGGGTGGCGGTTTCGATGAGCGTTGCCAGCCTGATAGCGGTTGGAAGGTTCACGCTTTACCGGCGATGTTTCGCCCTAACTGGACTGAAGAGGAACGTCAGCAGAAGATTCAGGAGTATGGCGGTCACGTTGATTCTGTTGATTACCGTAGGAATATTTTAGGTCTGCCAGGTGACCAGAATTCCCCTATTTTTGTTTTGTATAGATTGATGGCGGCTACTGATATTGATACTGGAAGTGAATATAACGAGTATGAATATACCTCGTTGGAGATAGATGAATCAGCTGTTAGAGATTATGGTTCCATTATTCCGCTGCTAGATCTTCCAGCAAATCATCGTTCTTATAAAAAGTTTTGGATTGGCATGGACCTTGGTTGGACAATTGCCCCAACTTCTATTGTCATTTTTGCTGAAGATAATAAGACAAGAAAAGGCAAGAATTGTTTGAAGCTTCTTGCGAGAATTCTTTTAAGGAAGGTTGCGGCCTCTGATCAGTCTGATGCGATTTTGCATCTTTTGGATATTTATAGACCAATGGCTTTTGCTTTGGACTCTACTGGTGCTGGGTTGCCTTTGTTTGATTATGTTCAGAAAGCAACTAGAGATGATCCGAATTTAAAGTCTTTAACTTCTAGAATTAAGGGATACAACTTTTCTGAGAAGATTATTGCGGAATTTGACGATTCTATTCAAATTGATGATCTTTCGCCTGATGGATATAAAGAGGCAGCAATTTACCGTAATGTTTTAGAGTGGAGTACTGACATATTGAGAGGCATGGTAGATGAGCAAACCATTATACTGCCTTACGATAAGTCGATCATCTCTGAGTTTCAAGGCCAAACTTGGTCTTATTCTAAGGCTGCTATGGACTCCTACGGGAGAAAGCGTATCTTCAGCAATGGGA